AACTTAGCGTATTTCATAAAGACAGTAATGTCACTTAATATTTTTTGCGAAATATCCATTTTATTTTATTTTAATAATTTATTTTAAGATTCTTTTTGTTTTTTCTTCTCTAGAAGTTCTTTAATTCGGTTACGATTTCTTTCTTCTTTCTGTTCCTCGTGTCCAAGAAATGTGACACTTTGTTCCGTATCGATTTCTAACATTCCGTTATCAAATTTACAGTTTTCAAAGATAACACCATCTTTACCAATTCTTGATTTGGTAATTGCAATGGTTGCTAAATTCATCTCTTTTTGTTGTAGACTCTTAGCAACAGTAATAATTACGTGACCAACTTGAGCCTTCTTAATTGAACCCCCCATTTGATCTGTTGTAACAACCTCCGAAGATATTGAATTTCTATTTCCTTGTGTTGCTGTCCATCCAGCAATATCCAATTCGTGACACATAGCCTCAAACCCTCTCATAACTGAACCTTCACTTTTCCATTCGTCACCTAAGTTTTTTTCCGGTACAACACAATCGATATAATCTAAAATTATCATATCGACTTTAATCCCTTCAGCTATCATCTTTCTAACTTGATTTTTAATTTGATTCATAGTTACGGTATCAGATGGGAGTTTTTTCATGATTAATTTATTTTTCATAGTCTCCTTAATATGTTTCACCTTTACCATAACTTCATCTTTGTTTTCAGACATATCATCAGGGTGAATTCCCGTCCAAAGTGTGAAGTGTTTTCTTTGAATAATTTTTGGGTTGTCTTCAAAAAATATTTGAACTACGTTATACCCTAAGTTAAACGCATGGTTTGCAATTTTGGTAGTAAATGTTGATTTACCAACTCCGGTAGGGGCTAAAATAACGCCAATTTCTCCTTTGGCTAATCCTCCTTTTAATAAATTATCGATACCGGGTACACCAATAGGAATTGGATGTCTGTAATCATCATTTAATACCTCATCAAGGTTAAAAAACACATCCGTAGTCCCCTTATCAACTTCACCAACTTGGAGAGCTCCCCTAACCATTTCTTCTAACTTATCGTAACTCTCAAAATCACCTTTATCGATGATAGACTGAGTTTTTACCATTACTTTTTGTAGTTCCTGTTGTTTACAGAATTTTAAGGACTTTTCTTGAACAAATACCGATCCTTCATCAGTTACATTTTTAACCTGTTCTAACGTATCTAAAATGCTCTTTTGAGCCATAGGTGAACTGATTTCTGATTTTGTTAATTGTTCAAGGGTATCAAATGTCGGAATATGCTCATATTTTGTGTAATACTCTTTAATCATTTGACAAATGATTCTAAAATATTGGTTATCAAAATAGTGAGGATCAATAACTTCAATGATAGAATTAGCGAAATCTTTGTATGTTACTATATTGTTTAAAAGTTGTATTTGAAAAGTATTTCCTAAGTATCCGAAGTTCTTTTTGTCTGACATATTTTATATATTTTTGTTATGTGTTTTAATAAATACTATTAAGCTAATGAATAATTCATCATCTCAAAAGATAAATTTTTCTCTGAAAAAATGTCAGTCAACTGTCTTAAAATGTTTTTTATCGATGGGCGTATATCCAGGGTGTATCTTACCTTTGGTGGGTATACTTTTGCGTCAAATATTCTATGACAAATTGTCTCATTTCCAATTTTTAAAATGATGTTAAATGTTTCAGACTCATCGGTATTTGATGTTTCAAGTATAGACGCATCTTCTTCAATTTGAAATCTGTTTTCTAACATATAAACAACTGTCTTGTTTCTTAACTTAGTTCGTAATTCATTAGATAAATCTTTAATATAATCACTTAACTCAACACTATTTTTAGCATTAGGGTTATATCCTTTCACATTAAAGAATCTTTGAACCACAAAATTATTGTTAAGTGTTATTAAGAATTCAACTTTTGTTATGTCATTTTGTTCTTTCATAATTTTACTTTTTTGTTTTAAATTTTGTTTTTTCTTTTCTTGTTAGTTTTAAAAATGGCTTTAAAAAATAAACCCAAGCGTCGTCATTTTTTGGTAGGTATTTAAAAAGTCCGTCTTCCATCATCATTCTAATTAAATTCTTATATCCCCTTCCGTCAGGATCTAATGACTCGGAATAATAAGATTTAACTAATTCTTTACCTTCATCACTTATTAGTGGTTCAGATAAATCAACAATTTTTTTATTAATGACAAAGAATTCATCCCCAAAAACACCTTCCTTAGTTTTACCTGTAAGTAGATTTTTTAAAACCGTATTTTCTTTTTGTTCTTTTAAGAGTTCTTCACCCTTTGTTAAAATATCGGTAAAAGATACTTCAGTTTCAAGTATCTCAGGAAATAATTTAACGAAAGTTTTTTCACCAAAATAATAGATACCATTAATATTATCCGATTTATCTCCAGATAAGATTTTAAATGTTTTAACATTATAGTGAGGTATCTCTATTTCTTTTAATTTAATCATATCACCCTTCTTATAGTACTTCTTAGTGTTAGGTGAGTATAATGTTACTTCATCTGATATAAGTTGTGTAAGGTCTCTATCCCCACTAAATATTGTTTTTTGTTCGTCTTTAGATATTTGACAATAATAGGCAATTAAATCGTCCGCCTCTGAATTTTCAAATTCAATTTGTCTAACAAACATTTCCTCCAAATACTGTTTTACTCTTTGTTTTTGTTTGTTAAATGATTCTTCTAAAAACTCCTCAGAAGGTACCTTTCGATTTAATTTGTAGTTTGGGTAGTATAACCTCCTTTGAGAAGAACTGGTTATACCGTCCCAAAATACAATTACTTTGTTAAAGTTTTCTTGATCAATAAACCTACGTGTTGTATTTAAAAAATGCCATATACCACCAACGTGTTCAACACCATTAAAATACCCCTTTACACCATGAAACCCAATCTTCATTAAGTTATTCCCATCAATTAATAGGGTTTTGATCATTTATTTTAAAATTTATATGTTTTACAATTATTCGTCAATGTCTTCTGTAGATTCATCTAACGTATAGTTCGAGTCACCCATTTTAGTAACCCAATAGTCTGAGTATTCTTTTTTGTATTTTTCTAAAGACTCTTTATTATCCACAATGTAACCGTGAGGTACGGCGATAATCTTACCGTCTTTATATCCAATTCCGTTCACATGGTTTTTTAATATTGAAATTTTTGTTCTAATTGCAAATGAAACTTTTCTTCCGTTTTTTGTTGCGTCTATGTGACTAATTCCAGCCTTTTTCTGATTTCCAAAAAGGAATACTAAACTACTTGCTAACCATAACGCTTCACCGCCTTTAGCCTTTATTTCAGGTTGTCCAAAAGGGTTGTCAGGTAAAAGTACCCAAGGTTGGTTAACCACTACCATAGTATTAAAATAAGGGTAATCTTCTTTCTTAGATTTTGATATTCTAGAATGTATTCCCATCCCGATTTTATCTGCAAGTACTTTAGCCGTGTGCATACCCCCACCTTTACCATCGAAAGTCATCTGACACGGTATTGAACCGATTGAGTCCCATAAGAATAATAAACTATATGGTATGTCTCCCTTTTCTTGTGCATCTAAAATATCGTTAATAAAGTCAGTTGCTTGTTCAACAACATCGAATGAATCATTAAAAATAAACATACCATCATATTCACCGTCTTCATTTTTTTCAGCTTCTAACCCTAGTTCGATTGCGTGTTCCCATGACCATTTCTTTTCTGTTATAATAAACACAGGTAAATGTCCCTTTCTTTGAGCGTCCGCAGCCGCAAGTATCATCGCAGTTGTTTTTGAAGTGTTAGAATGTCCCAACATCATATTAATCCCACCCATAATAGGTCCAGGTAATCCACAGGCATCCATAAACGCTTCACCACAATTATAAAACGATTCCGGTTTATACTTAGTTTTAGTTGAAAATTTGTCTTTTATACTATCAAGTGATATAAGTTTCTTTTTAATTGCCATTTTCTTGTTCTTTTTGTTCGTTTAACAATTTTATCATGTCTTCAGTGATTTGAAATTTTTCATCTCTTTTAACATTATACTTATAAACGGTTTCCAACATTTCAAGTTTACCTTTTGCGTTTGCCATCTTATCAACAAACCTATCCATTTCTTCCATATGTTGTGGGTGTTCTCCAATACCAACAGAGTTGTTGAAATAAATCAACAGTGTTGCTTCGGCTTCTGCCATTTCTGATCTGTACTTAAGACTTAACGCTTCGTACATTTTTTCGCTGATTTTGTTCATTTGTGTTTTTTTTAAATAACATAGACACTTAGTCAGTCTGAGTGTCTATGTTTTAATTTATTTAGAATATTAATAATTTAGAATGGTAACTCTTCAGATGGTTCGTCATTGGCTTGCGGATCAACGATTGGTGTTTCCACTTTTGTTTCGGTTCCACCTCCAAGAGAAATTTCAGACTCTTCACCGTAAACATATTTTTTAAGTTCGGAACTCCACATTGGTGTTTCTCCTACCGCCACTGCTTCTAAATATTCTACAGGTTTTTTAGCGTAAACATCATTCCAAGTAAGTTCGTCTTCCAACCAACCCTCCATAATTCCTTTGTCTTCGTGAATAGGTGTCGGGTCGTCATACATAATAGTTTGTACTACGGTATACTCTTTTCCTTGTGGTGTTTTCGCTTTGATTAGTTCAATAATCAAATCACGTCCTTTTTCAGAATCTGTTAAATCTCCTTTTGCTTTCCAAATAGGTAAAATTTTATCCAACACACCTTCTTGTTTGTAGTTGTGTTTAAATCTCCAAAACTTAACTCCATCTTGTTCGTTATCACGATCAATAACTTTTACAATGTAAAATAAACGTGAACGGTATTGAGATGCCAAATCTTTATCTTCTTTTTTACCTGTTCCAATAAGTTCATTGTAAACTTCTGTTAGTGGGGAACGCTCGTTGTCATTTTTTTCAGGATCATACAACTTAACCCATTGTCCGTTAACTTGAATTTCGTGATACCAAACTTCTACAAATGGTGATGAACCATCTTTTGTAGGTAGGATACGAATTCGTTTTTGTGCGGATTTTTCGTTCTTTTGAAGAATAGCTGAAAAGTATCTTTTCAATCTGTCTTCTTGTGAAATGTTTTGTTTTTGTGAACTCGGTGTTGAGTTCTTTTCGTACTGTGCTAGTACTGCATCAATTGAATTTGCCATAGATTTTTGTTTTTAATTTATACTCTTTTATCTACAACAATTATAGGTGATTTTTAGTAAATGTCAAATAAAAAAGGTGTCTCTCGACACCTTATTCTTAAATCCTATTTTTTCTTTTTAACCTTTCGTTTCTTTCATTATATTGGTTAAATGTTTTTTTAACTTCGTTAGGTGAAAAGTCTTCAACATCGTCGGTTGTTAAGATATATTCATTTTTACCTGTTTCTTCCATCTCCCCTTTTTTGTCTTCAAAAAAATCTGTTAATTTTTGATTATAAGGGTAAGAATCTAACGATCTTAACATTAATTTTTCTTCAGGTGTTTTTTCTCTATACTTGTCAAACTTATTTTCAAGACTATCAATTTTATTCATAATATCATCCATATGTGTAAGTTTTGATTCTAAATCATCCAACTTAGTAAAGATGTTATCCATAAACTCATCTTGTTTAGTTTTAATTTCTTGTTGTGTTGTCACTAAATCTGTAATATCGATTTCTTCGGTTTCTTCCTCGCCTCCCTTATCGTCTTCACCCCCAACCTCTTCAACATCAGGATCGTTTGATACGTCGACAGGTTCAGGTATTTCATCTCCTCCCGCTTCAGGTGCGGGTGGGGTACCAGCGTCTCCAACAGGTGGTGGCGGAGCTCCAGCATCTCCAGCAGGTGCCGGCGGTAAACCTAAACCTCCCGCAGGATCCTCGGGTGGTGGAGGAGGAACGTCCCCTTGCTCTTTAATGATGTAGTTATTAATTGCATTAAAACGCTTTAATTCCTCTAATATTTTTTTTTCTAAACTCATTTTTATCTTTTTAACCGTTCAATAATGTTTTAACACCAGTAGGTGTCTCAACTTTTAATGTTCTATTTGTTTTAATGGTATTATCAACTCTTTCAATAAGTCCGTCTTTCATTCTTATAGTATAACAATCACCACTATCTAAATCACAAACTTCTTTATATCCGTTTTGTGTTTGTTTTTCAGTCACTCTTGTGTCTTTTCTAAGATAGTCGTCTAATAAATTTTTTACGCTCATAACTTTATTTTATATATAAATATATCAATAACAATAAAAAATTAAATTATTATAGCGGAAAGTATGTTTGAGCTATTTCCGCAAATTTTTGATATGCCTCGTATTTACTTTTAAGTTCCGTATCCTTACTTATGTTATCTAACACATAATTTTTAATTCCTTGTTCGTCTAAAGGATTTGCTGGGTTAATACCAACAAAGGTATCCCAAGTGGTTAATATTAACTGAGCAATAGTTTTTTGTTCTATCTGTGCTGAAGTTAAATTAATGTCGGTATTTAAAGTGTTTAGGTTTGTTACCATTCTTGATGGTCCATTATACCAATTATTTAATATTTTAATTGATTGTCCTTTATTATCAAAAGAAAAGATTGGTAAACCTTCGGTTCCATTATCATAACAAATTAAACTTTTAAACTCAGGTCCACTACCAAAATTATTAAATACTGCACTAATTTCAAATAAATTAGTATTAGGGGTATCTA